TTTCCTCTTACCCAAGTATCGTATTCGGATCGACATGCGATAAAATCTCCGTTATGAACGATTCTTGGAAGATTTGTCTTCAATTCATGATCTGGATTGTAACTCTTTAGGTAAGCCTCATTGTTTTCATCGTATAGACCATCTGATAACTTGATAGCAAGGGTTTCTTTCCATGTGCATTTTATATCATATGACTGAAGTATGAACAAAGCACGATCTGTTACGTTCATGTATTGGAGATTTGAATTAAATTTATAGATTTCTCCCCTATTTTTTCTGTGCCATTCACTATCTTGTTGGAGATAGTATTCGCCTTGTTTTTTATCTCCCAATTTTCCCAAATCGTGATGTAACGCGGCGAAAACCATTTCCTCATCGGTGAAATCAATCGTTGCTCCCATCATTTCCCATAACTTCTTGGAACCGACACATCCCTTGTAGACATTCATGATGTGGTCCAGATAACCACCCACATATGCGTTATGAAAATGTGCTTTAGCAGAAGCTGGAGCGGTCACCAATCTCAATCCATATTCATCCTCACTATATAAATTGAGGAGTCTTTTTAATCTGTCTCCGGAAAAGGTTTCTTTTAGGAGATCGGTGAATTTTTCGTAATTCTCTTGAAGTTGAACGTCGGTATAATCTTTCATTTAAGAAATATACCACCTAAATAATATAACACAAGTTGTTATAATCTACCTAAACACTTTTTACATTCATGTGCTAACTCATTTATTTTTGAGAAGATGAGATCTCCCTTTTTTGACTGTTCGAAGGACAACTTCAAAATTTCATCAATATTCCGGAGTATTTTTTCGATATTTTCTTTATCCATAACCCAAATATTACGATACTGTACAGTTTATGTTTGATAAGACTGACCATAATCCACCATAACCCATTAACGTTATTGAAGCTCCAATGAATGATGGAAAAGTAATAAGGTCTTTCGTCGCCGTGGTCGTTGTCCCATCAATCAAAAGATTAGTCGCAGTTATAGTGTGAGCAAACGCTGTGGAAGATACAAAATTTATCACTGTTCCATTCTGGTTAGTTGTCGGAGCAGCAAGAGTTATGGCACATGCACTTCCTTTGGTTATAACACATAATTTCTGACCTGGATCCACCGCGCCGTTTGCGGATACTAACACATATGGGAGTGCCGAAGCAGACGCATAACTTGACGTTAAAGAATTGCTTGATGATAAAGCATAACTAGACGTTAAAGAATTGCTTGATGATAAAGCATAACTAGACGTTAAAGAATTGCTTGATGATAAAGCATAACTAGACGTTAAAGAATTGCTTGATGATAAAGCATAACTTGCTGTAAAAGCATAGCTGGCCGTGGTTGCCGTCGGTGAATAAGAAGCAGATGTTGCCGTTCCCCAAACATCTGAAGTCCAGCCACCGTTACCATATCCCTCGAACACGTTAGAAGTAGTGTTGTAAATTACAGACCCTACTCCGGGAGAACCAATATTGTCCCTCTCAATAGTGGTTACGTTTAATAACCGAAACGGAGATGAACTATTTCCTCCACCCAAAGAAACAGAGGCGAGTTCCGTTCTCAAGGAATCGTATGCTAATTCTGAGTTTACTGCGTATGATGATGAAACTGCAACTTCGGTGGTGGTAGAATCATTTGATACGGAGGAATATGTAGAATTTATCGAATTATCTGGTATCAGGTTTGTGGCTAGATAACTTATAATTTCGCTTATTGTGATGTTTTTTGTCTCTCCGAAACTGCGGTCTACCACTAACAAGAGATCTTGTAAATCTAAACTCGCGCTCGTCATGGAAGCAAGTTCGGTTATTCTTTTATTTGCCATATCAACCAATAAATATAAATTAATTGACTTTTTTGATTTTTTTAATGATAAATTTTACCAACTTACTTCTCACAATGTCATCTTCTGTGAATTTAAAAGTATAAATTCCATTTTCTTTGCTCTCATCATCATCGAATACATTTAACATTTTACTAAATCCGCTTCTTGAACCTATATCGCTTTGATCAGTATCTCCCAATATGAATATTTTACTAAACTCTCCGACTCTGGTAATTAACGTGGTTAACTCTTTTTGAGTCATGTTCTGAGCCTCATCAGCAATGATAGATTTAGCGTTCCAATTAAGTCCTCTTAGAAAGCCTAAAGGGATACACTGAACTCTGCCCTCTTTTTCTAAATAATCCATATCTGATTTATTTAGAAACTCACACAACTTATCCAATAGTGGTTGGAGATATGGAGCCATTTTTTCATTACTTTCACCCGGAAGGAATCCTAACTTACTATCGCTGCTTTCAACCGCACTTCTAATATAAATTAGATCACTAATTTTTCTATCGTTTAATAATTTTAGTGTGGATAAGACTGACAAATATGTTTTACTGGTTCCAGCGGGACCAGAAACAAATATCATTTTTACATCTTTTCTTAGTGCTAAATCTATAAAATCCTTTTGTTTTTCTGTTAAAATTTGTTTTTCGTTTATGTTTATTTGATTTTTTATCTTACCCATCTGAGGTATTACTGGACTGCTATCTCTAGTCGTCCTTTTATGTTTTTTCATATTTTTTAATCAATTTCAAATTAAGCTTTTTAATTTTACTACACAATTCAAACTCCTCATGTTCCATACAACTTTTATATATATGTTCTAGATTTTCTAGAAAGCATTCTTCATTTAAAGTTATTATGAAGTCGGAATCTACAAACCTAAACACTTCTACGGATTGGAGATCATGTTGAAGAGAATATTCGATTGAAGCTATCACGCCGGAAAATAAATAAAATTTATTTTTGGAAATATATAATTTTAACTCCGAATTCACGGAAGGTAAAACCATAGGCTTATAAGGAACAGATTTCATTTTTATTCACCGATTAATAAATATCATGGGGTTGAGGAAAAAACCAAAAAACACACCTATAAAAGATGTGTTTTTTGAAATGTTTTTATGTTTTGAAAATTATCCAAATAGAATTTCTTTTTCTGGAGATTCGCCCTTTTCTTTTAAAAATTCAATTAGTTCTAATTTGGTTTTTTTTGAAAGTATTACCGAATCTGCCCACGGGTTTCCAGTCCACAGTATTCTCCAACACCATCTAATCTTCTCTTTAAAAGAAAATGGTCGGGTAAAATTTCCATAATGCCAGGTGGCTATGCTATATTGTCCATACTCCTCGTCATATTCAACTTCCAACGCATGAGAACTACATTCACATTTAAGAAATTTTCGGTGTATATTCATATATTTATAAATAGTGATCAAATACTCTTTACGTGATAGAATGAAGCATGCTTGTTTTCACATGAAGTGTATAGTTGTGGTTACAGTTAAGTTAACCTCCGGAGAATTATCATATAAAATATACTCTGTCAAAATTGTTTTCTTTTTAAAAGGAATTAAAAGATCGTTATCGTGATTTTGGTTCCCACAACAAAACTTGATCACAGTGGGGACATCTTTCCTCTTTTTCCTCAACTGGATTATAATTTTCAAAAACTCTTTTTTGTTCAACGAGGAGATTTAACCTTGAATTGAGCGTTTTTAATTTATCAACATCCTTACATCCATTTATCAAACTTTTTAGATAAATTATATCAAAATCATAACTTTCACTTTTATTTTTATTTTTCATGGTGGACGCCGCCGGGAGTCGAACCCGGGTGTTCTAGATATATTTTGACAAAGACTACATGTTTATAATTTTTTAGGTTTTGGTGATTGTAATTTAAAAATTCAAACTGTTATACAATCCTTAGATTTATATTTTCTCGATGAGTTAACTAAACCGAATTAATTCGTCATACATGATAAATAGCGTCATATAAAATTATCATGTGTCATCTTATACAACGGGTAGCCTAATTAGGCTGCGACTGCGACCTCTTCCATTTCTGGGGTGAAGTCGTATGCGATTACGTTTTTTGCGTTTATCGTTTTGATAGAAGTTTAAAGAGGCCAACTATCATCCTCTACATGCCTTCAGCATCACATTTCTAAAGTCGATGCCAGTTCGGGCCCATAAATTCAAAGAACTATCTATAAATATATCCTACAATTCTA